TCACCGGTCAAAGTGTGAACGTCACCATTAAGCGGTTGATAGATCGCACATTTTCACCCAATGTGCAGTCAACGACAGACGATGTGTTGAAAACACTTCGTGCTTGTTTTGATACCGCTGAGCTTGTCTCAGAATCACCTCTTGTTAAGAGACTCCACAGTCTATACTCATACATGTTGGTTCATGGTTTTTTAGCTAAAATTGGATTAACTTTGAATGATGAAGACTATTCGAAGATGGAGCAACGGGCTATGCTCAATGCTTATTCTTCTAAAAAGAGTTTCTTCTTTGCTGTGTTGGAAACAGCTCTTTTCATTTGTGAGCGCGTGCAAGCGTGGCGCAATACGGGAAAATGGGATGCTTTTTTGCATTCCGAGAGTGAATACAACACGTGGATTGATGAGGCCACCAGACTTACAAATTTGTCTCCTTTTGTAGGAAATTTGGAAGCACATGGTACCACATATTTTTCTTTCGTAGCAGATCTGAATGTTGCGATCGAGAAAGGTGAGGCTTATTGCAAGTACACCAAATCCACGAGCGGGGTGAGCCCACAAGTATTGAAGCAGAAGTTGGCTGCTTTAGTACTTCTCAAAAACACTGAAGTCACACGTAGAGCTGCCCAACAAGAGCGCTCGGCCCCTGACGGGGTTTTGATTGAAGGTGAATCGGGAATAGCCAAATCTGCTTTATCCCAAGTTATCTTCCATTATTATGGAGCCCTCATGGGGTTGGATACAGATTCCCATTATCGATACGTGCGAAGTCCCACAGAAGAATTCTGGAACAACTTTGACTCCAGTAAATGGTGCATACACTTGGATGATGTAGCTTTTTTGCTACCATCCAAAACGGCAGAGGTCGATCCAACATTAAGAGACCTCTTGAACATTGTCAACAATGTGCCATATGTGCCAGCTCAAGCAGCTTTGGAAGATAAAGGTAAAACACCCGTTCTAGCGCGCTTGGTCGTTGCGACCACAAATTGCGCAGATTTGAACGCTTCGGAATATTTTTATTGTCCATATGCTGTGCGCCGCCGTTTACCATTTGTTGTGAATGTGCAGGCCAAACCGGAATTACAG